CCAATGACCGGTCCCAAGCGCAAATATGTTATTGATCTTGAACCAACAGCCGAAAGGCCCAACAACAGAGAATTAGTTCCTGAACTTGCTTCTTACATTAAGGAATGTGAAGACATTTATAAGCAGGGTTTTAGAAATCACTTTGTTGCAAAAGCATGTAAAAAGGATGAAGTTTTAGCACTTTCTAAGAAGAAGTGTCGAATTTTCTATGCAAATAGTTTTCCTTTTACATTCTTGATTCGCAAGTATTACTTGCCCATCGTTCGTTTTCTCCAAATGAATCCTCTCGTCGCTGAATGCGCTGTTGGTATTAATTGTCATGGACCTGAATGGGATCAATTCCATGAATTCGTTATGACCTTTGGTGAGGATCGTTTGATTGGTGGAGACTACGGAAAATATGACCAAAAGTTGCCATCCCAAAAGCTAATCGCCGCCTTGTCAATTCTTATTGACATTGCAGGATACATGAATTACTCTGCCGAAGATCTCTATGTTATGGAGACCATGGTAGGTGATATTGTATATTCGATGATTGCTTTCAATGGTGATCTTGTTGGCATTCAGAGTGGAACCCATATTAGTGGCAATTCCCTCACTGTCATTCTTAATGGAATCTCGGGATCTTTGAATCTTCGGGATTATTTTTACACTAATAATGATGAATCCATTGCATTTCGTGATGCAGTGAAACTTATGACTTATGGTGATGACAATATCGGCACTGTTTCTAAGGATTGTCATAACTTCCATATTAAGGGAGCTTCTCAATTCTTGGAGAGTACTGGTCAAGTCTACACCATGCCAGATAAGGAGAGTGAACTTCGTGAATTTCTTAATCCTGAAGATTTTGAATTTCTTAAGCGATTTTCTGTTTACCATCCTAAGCTGGATTGCAATGTTGGTGCACTTCTTGATAAGTCTATCATTAAGTCACTTCATTGCTACTTGAGGCCCAAGGGTTGCCCCTTGACACCTCAAGAAGCATGTGCTCAAAATATTGACACTTCTTTGCGCGAGTGGTTTAACCACGGTGAGAATGTTTATGAAACGCGTCGCGCTCAAATGACTCGTATTGCTCAGAAAGCCAATATTACACACATGTGTACATTGCTTGACCAAACCTACGATGATATTGTTGTAGATTGGAAAAGCAAGTATGCGTAAGCATACAATAGTCACTCTGGAGACGTTAAATCCAGCCCAGTTTTAAATCTGATGGAAAGCAAAATTAATGTGTATTCTGGATACCACATTTAGTGTATCTTTATATGTTTTGTAAACTAGTGTAGGCTTTATACATGAAAGGGTCCGTACCGCGGAAGAGAGATCTGAGTTCACCCTGCTCAAATGTAAATATATCCTGGATATCTATTGAGCGTAAAGATATTCCTTGTACATAGTTCGTTCGGTAATAATTGTCAATCAACTTGTAAGATCTGCCAAGATGCTAAATTGGCTCTAGAGATTGGGACTGGCGCCCGACCTCTAGTTGAACTAAACGCCAACAACAAGAACGGTCACACCTGTGATAGTTCTCATAGTGCTTCGGATGATGCCGAAGCCATCAGAAATGTCCCTGAAGCTATTGTGCTTAATGGGGACAATTCTGTTCGTAGCGATTTCAATCCTCAGTCAGGAGAGTCAGACGAATACGTGTGGTACAATGCTATGCCTGGAGATAATTCCATGGATATCAGATGTCCTCCGTTGTCTGTGCTCTATGATATTGCTATGGCTGGTTATATTGATGACCTATTACGTGCTGACGTAATTGGTGAATTCGAAGTCAGCGGTCATGACATCTTCAAACCACAATCAGGCACCCCTGAGGAGCTTGGTAACATGATGAATGCTAAGAACGCTCGTTACGAGAATGTTGCATTCACGGAACAACACGAACCTTCTATCTATGATACTGACTCTACTGTCGATCCTACAAGAAAGGTTCAAGACACTGAAGATGCTACCTTGCAGCACTTCTTTGGACGTCCCATTAAAATTCAAGAATTTCAATGGGATACTGGTGCTACATTGTTTCAACAATTTAACCCGTGGGAGAATTACTTTGATAATCCACGCGTTATTAACAGAATCACAAATTACAACTTGCTAAGGGCTAAGCTTAAAGTTAAACTTGTAATTAATGGTTCTGGTTTTCATTATGGTAGAGCGATTTGTTCTTATCTACCATTTGCTGGAGGAGATACTTTATCTTCCAATAATGTATTGTACAGTGAAGATATTGTGCAAGCATCGCAACAGCCACATGTGTATTTGAATCCAACTACTTCACATGGTGGTGAAATTACTTGTCCATTCTTTTGGTACAAGAATTGGCTTAATGTCCCAGATGAAGACTGGACTGAAATGGGTCAAATGACTCTTCGTTCCATGACCACACTTGGACATGCCAATGGTGCTACTGATAAATGCACTATTTCTATTTTCGCTTGGGCTGAGGATGTTGAAATGGCTGTCCTTACATCTGATGAACCAGCTTCCTTGGTTGCTCAGTCTGGTATTGAGAATGAGGTTGATCAAGCCAATAGGTCTGGAGTTGTTTCCGGACCTGCTACTGCTGTTGCAAATTTTGCAGGAGCTTTGGCACAAGCGCCAATTATTGGACCTTTTGCCAAAGCAACACAAATGGGTGCAACTGCTACAGCGGACATTGCGAAACTATTTGGTTATTCGCGTCCTGCACAAACTGAGAATCCAGCAGGATATAAACCTACAGCTACTTCCAGTATGGCTCTAGGCACTGTTCCTGATGGTGTTCAGAAGCTCACTCTTGATGACAAGCAAGAATTGTCTATTGACCCACGCCTTTCTGGTGTTGGTGGGGCGGACAATCTTTCCATCAAGAGCATTGCGCAACGTGAATCTTATATTGGACAATGGACTTGGGTTGAGGGAACAGCTCCCGAAACTGCCATTGGCTCATTACGTGTTGATCCTTGCATTTATGCTGATATTTCACGTGGTGGTAATGTGGCTGCATCATTACCTGCTTGTGCAGTTGCGGCTTTGCCTTTTAAGTATTGGACTGGATCTATGAAATTTAGATTCCAGATTTGTTGTTCCAATTTCCATAAAGGCAGATTGAAGATCGTTTATGATCCGAATACGCAAGCATCGAATGAGTATAATACTAATTTTACTCAAATTATCGATATTGCTGACCGTACCGATTTTACGGTCGAAGTAGGTAATGGTCAGGAGCGTACACTCCTGACTCACTGTGAGCCTATCGCAGATGCTGCTTCCACAGTTTTTACTGTTAGTAGTACGCCACTTACTGCGCAAACTTATGGAAATGGCTCATTAACTTGTTATATTGTTAATGAACTTACATCACCTACTACAGCAGCACAAACAATTAAAATTAACGTTTTTGCTTGTGCTGGTGAAGACTTTGAGGTTTCGTCCCAAATGACGATATTGCCAACTATGTTTTCAAACCACAAATGGGTATGGAACCACAGTCTGGCCTTGTTGACATGAAGGGTGGCCTCAATGCTGAGGAAATGAATGCAGAAGAAGAAAGTGCACCTGTGCACACTTTAGCTGATTCTCTTGGTCCAGGAAAAACCATTGATCAAAGATTAAATTTGGTTTATTCCGGAGAGAAGATTGAATCTTTCCGTCAATTACTTAAGAGATACAATCTTTCTCAAGCTTTATGCTATGTGGATAATGCAGCTATTGCCAGAATTATAACTGGTAGGCGTAGTGCTTATCCTATGTTGCGTGGTAATGTTTCCAACGCCGTTCATACACGTGCTGGACCTGCATCATACAACTTTGCAAATACTGTTCTTTTGCATTGGGTAACCAAGTGTTTCAGTGGATGGCGTGGCGCTATCCGTTGGAAATTGATTCCCCGGGGTGATTACGATGAATATTCTCCAGTTCGTTTAGAAGTTCAACGTTCACCTGAAAATACTGCTGAATACGCGCAGGCAACTAATGGAGCCTTATTTTATGGATCCCTTAGTCAAGCTGCCCATTCAGCTGTTCACGACAATAGTACTGGTATCCCCAGCGCCAATAAGCCATTTTCAGGGCTTAATGGTATGGCGGTATCCACTTCTAATGTCAATCCCACTTTAGAGTTTGAAATGCCATTCTATTCTCAGTATAGATTCGAACCTGGAAAGGTCGAAGACTATACTTTGGTAGGTGAGTACACTGAAAGTTGGGATTATCGCGCATTTGCGCGTGCAAACACTAACTTTACTATCGACGCTTATTGCGCCGCTGGTGAAGATTTACAGTGTTATATGTGGACTGGTATGCCTCCTCTTTATAGAGAA